TTAATCTTGTAAATGCCCTTCTTATTATAAGCGGGAACATACAGATACCCGTTCCTCACACAGCATTTGACTACCCGCTCCGGATAAGTGGTATTCCCGTCCCGGTTCCCCACATCCATCAGCTTTGCATTGGACAGCGTCCACTCCCCTTCCATAAAGGAATAATCCGTTTTGGAAATTTTAATCCACACCATCGTGGCGCTGCCGGAGGAATTCCCTTCATTGGAAAAGCCATACCAGTACCCGTCCCTTCCATCCATGAATTCCCCATAAAGCGTATAATCCCCAAGGAAATGGAAGGTCTGCGTGGTCAGCACTTTATCCTCCAGAACCGTATAGGTTGAATCATCCAGTTTCTCATTCAGCCCGATGCTAAAAACAGGAATCCGGATTTTCTTGATCTGCACGCTGGAATTTTCCGAGGTAATGGAATAC